CTAGGGTATATTCTTGATCCCGAATATGGTGATGTTACAGATGTGCAGGAAGGCACTGATATCACACTTACCTATACAAAGCCCACTAAGCCGGGCGCATACCCACAAACAAGTCTGAAAATGCGTCGAAACACTTCGCCGCTTCTGGAGGATTTAGAAGCCATCCCCGCCCTCCTTGATGGCATCCCTGAGTTTAGCTCGTTATTTGAGCGACTCACCCCAGAGCAAGTCGACGCTATTCTAGATGAGCAATTAGCTGGTAATAGAAGTGCAGAATCACGCTCCAAAGAGACCACACGATACGATAAAAAGAGCGATGTGGACCGAGCGTTTGATGAGCTAATGGCTAAGTAGATTCGGCTTGTAGCGAGACCGCTGGCGCCCCGGTCGGGAAAATAGGGCGCCGCACTTATGTTCAAGGTAGAGCAGTTTGGTAGCTCGTCGGGCTCATAACCCGGAGGTCGGTGGTTCAAATCCGCCCCCTGCATGCATTTTATTTATACTTAGGAGGCAAAATGGCAAGAAAAACCAAAGAAACCAAAGCCGGCAGAGTTTCAATGCAAGACTTAATGAGTCTTGTAAACAAGAAGGCCGGCAGAAATGTTGCACATGATTTAACTGGCGCCAACCCAACGGAAGTGAAAGAGTGGATTCCAACCGGCTCACGCTGGCTTGATTCCATCATTTGCAAGGGACGAGTCGCGGGAATCCCCGTCGGCAAGGTCTCAGAACTAGCTGGGCTGGAGAGCACTGGTAAATCATACATGGCCGCGCAGATAGCCGCAAACGCTCAGAAAACGGGCAAGATGATTGTTTACTTCGATTCCGAGTCTGCTATCGACCCAAGCTTTTTGGAGCGCGCAGGATGCGACCTAGGGCGTTTAATGTACGTTCAGGCGTCCTCTGTGGAGTTTGTCTTGGAGACTGTAGAAGAACTCTTGGGGGCAACTGATGAACAGCTTGTATTTATCTGGGATTCTCTGGCTCTCACACCTTCTGTGTCAGATGTAGAGGGAGATTTTAATCCCCAATCTTCAATGGCAGTAAAGGCGCGCATTCTTGCAAAGGGAATGTCGAAGCTAATCATTCCGATTGCCGATAGGCAAGCAACGTTTGTGGTGCTCAACCAACTTAAGACCAACATTCCGAGTGGACCCAATGCACGTATCATCGCCATGACGACACCCTACATGACGCCAGGCGGAAAGGCGATGCATTATTCCTATTCTCTTCGAATTTGGTTAACCGGCCGAAAGGCGAAAGCCGCCTTTATCGAAGACGAAAAGGGGTTTCGTATTGGTTCAGAGGTTAAAGTAAAGCTTGAAAAGTCTCGCTTTGGGACACAAGGTAGAACTTGCGCTTTCCGAATTCTGTGGGGAACCGAAGATATTGGCATCCGCGATGAAGAATCGTGGTTTGATGCGATTAAGGGCTCAGAATGTATGAAAAGCGCGGGAGCATGGTATACCTTAAAGACGTCCGATGGCTATGAAAAAAAGTTTCAACCTTCTAAATGGGCGGAACTGGTACAAACAGACGAAGAATTTAGAACCAACGTTCTAAAACTTATGGATGAAGAGGTTGTTGGAAAGTTTGACAGGAGAGAGGGAACCGCGGATCAGTTCTATTCCGATCCAGAATAAAAACGCTTGACAGCCCTACCATAATGCGTTATACTTATGTATAAGCTTTGCGGGAGGGCTTTTGTCGACAACAGTCAAAGAGTCTGCTTCAGATTATGGGGCTGAAAGATTTCACTCATATTCAGGCAAGACGCGTCGATATATGGAACTAGCCCGGCGCATGGCCCACCAATCGGCTTATCCCGATTATCGCCATGGAGCAGTACTAGTGAAGGGTTCTATTCGAAATTCATCTTTTAACAAGAACAACTACTGTTCATTTGGATCGAGATTCCAAAAGGAACACCAAGGCAGGACCACCCTTCACGCAGAACTTGGCGCCATCTTGGGGATGGATCGCGGCATAACAGAAGGGTCGACCATATATGTCGCCAGGGTAGGCAGGGAGGGCGATTATAAGCTTTCTAAGCCGTGCTCCATGTGTCACGAGGCCCTTAAGCATGTTGGCGTCCGGCGCGTCGTATATACTATTAATAATAAAATTGCAGGAAGTTACAGATTATGAAAAGAGTGTTAATTATTGACGCCCTCAATATGTTTTTGAGAGCGTACATCGTGGATCCAAGTTTATCAACAAATGGAGAGCCAATCGGGGGATTTAAAGGATCTCTTAAGATTGTGCAAAAACTTGTTCGGATGACGAAGCCTGATTCAGTTGTGATCGTGTGGGATGGCCCTAATGGTTCTCACAAACGTAGAACGCTGGACAAGAACTATAAAGCCGGCCGCAAGCCGATTCGTTTGAATAGAGATGTAAAAGCTCTCACCGAAAACGAGGAAATGCGAAATAGGATTTGGCAACAGACTCGCGCCATCGAGTATTTCAATGAAATGCCCATTATTCAAGTAATGATCTCAGAGGTAGAAGCAGATGATGTTATTTCATATCTCACATATGTACCTCATTACGATGGCTGGCAGAAGATAATTGTGTCTAACGATAAGGATTTCTATCAGTTGTGTGACGAAGAGACGGTTGTATATCGCCCCACTAGTGATGTGGTTTATAATAAAAAGCGCATCGTTGAGGAATTGGGGGTTCACCCCCGGAATATGGCATTAGCTCGTGCGCTAGTAGGAGACGCATCCGATAATTTACCGGGCATTAAGTCAGTCGGGTTTAAGAGCATTCAACGACGTTTGGGATTTCTTGGGGCCGACAAAGATTATACTATTGACGATGTGGTATCATTTTGCGAAAAAGTAGACAAAAAGTTAAAATTCCATGACAATATTATTGACGGACAGAAAATTATTGCTCACAATTATAAGATGATGCAACTCTATTCTCCCATGCTTTCTCCTCAATCAAAAGACTTTATTCGAAACGCGGTAGAAAACTTTGAGTGTAATTTCAATAAGATAGAAATTATGAAGAAAATGCGCGATGATGGATTCGGAGAATTGAATTGGAAGGACCTTGAGCTACACCTAAATAAAATTAATTCTGAGTGTTAATTTGCTTGACTTTACGGTATATTCTGGTATATTTAGTATACGTGTCCGAGGTGTGGCTTGAACGAAAAAATAACTTTTAGTCGCTATGGGAAGGCCTTCCAAGAGGGTTTAGTTCAGCTCATTTACGAAGATCGACCTTTTGCCGATCAAATAACTGAAGTTTTGGATATTAGCTTTTTAGAGTTGGAGTACCTTCGTGTGTTTGTGGGCAAAATTATACACTACCGTGAGCGCTATGGTACTCATCCGTCTGCCGAAGCGATTATTGCCATACTTAGGACAGAACTGGACGACGATGCCGAAATCATTCAAAAACAAGTGCGCGATTTTTTTGCGAGAATTACCGCCCGAGAAGTAACTGATGTAAAATATATTAAAGAACAGTCTCTTGATTTTTGCCGCAAACAAAATCTTAAAGAAGCGATGTTGAAGTCAGTTAATCTTTTACAGAGCTGCTCATTTGACGAAATTTCTAAAGTTATAAACGACTCCCTTAAGCTAGGCTCTGATAACAACTTTGGGTATGATTACATTGTAGATTTTGAAAAGCGATTTATACCTAAGCACCGACTGCCGGTTACCACAGGATGGAAAGATATCGACCACATTTGCGGCGGCGGCTTGGGCAAGAGCGAATTGGGAGTTGTAATCGCGCCCACCGGCACCGGCAAGAGCATGGTGCTTGTTCACTTAGGTACACAGGCCATAAGAGAAAGAAAGATAGTTGTCCATTACACATTAGAACTTCAAGATACAGTTATTGCAAATAGATATGATAGCTGCTTAACAGGTTATCCACTTTCTGATATTATTAATTTCAAGGAAGAAGTATATGAAGAAATTAAAGATATTGAAGGAAGGCTGATTATTAAAGAATACCCCGCCAAATCTGCAACAACAAACACTATTAAATCCCACCTGACAAGATTGTTAAAGAGAGGCATCAAGCCAGGGTTAATAATTGTTGATTATGCCGATCTTTTGAGGCCGGTAATGGCAAGAAAAGAAAAGAGAAATGAGCTAGAAAGCATATACGAAGAACTACGGGGGATATCGACGGAATTTGCGTGCCCCATTTGGACCGCCTCACAAACTAATCGCTCAGGATTGAATGCAGAAGTGGTTACAATGGAGCAAATTTCGGAGGCCTTTAACAAGTGTTTTGTTGCTGATTTTATAATGTCAGTTTCTCGCACCGTTGAAGATAAGCAAAACAACCAAGGTAAAATTTTTATTGCCAAGAATAGAAATGGTCCAGATGGAATGATATATAACATTTTTATGGACACTTCAAATGTTAAAATTAAAATAATACCAAAGACGCCTAATTCTCAAAATGGTCTATTGCCGATAAACCCGGTGGCACTTAGCGCTAGTATGCAAAAAGGGCTCCTACAAGACAAGTATGAAAAATTTAGAAAAAGGAAGTAAATTAAATGATGAGAACACTTGAAACTATACGCAGATTTAGACTATCAGATACCTTTATCGAGCCGTATAAAGAAGCCACAGTGCCGTGGGGCCCTATCGGCTATATAACATATAAACGCACATACTCCAGGCGCCTTGGAGAATTTGAACCAGGAGCCACAGGAACAGAAGAATGGTGGCAAACATGCCGCCGCGTAGTCGAAGGAATGTTTAATATTCAGAAAGAACATGTCGTGCGCCTAGGCCTAGAATGGAACGACGGCAAAGCGCAGCAGACCGCCAAAGACGCTTATGACCGCTTATTTAATTTAAAGTGGACACCACCCGGTCGTGGCTTATGGATGATGGGAACTAAATTTGTAGAAGAGAAGACTGGCGCAGCACTTTTTAATTGCGCATTTCGATCAACCAAGGAATTAGCAACCAAAGGCGGCTATCTTTTTGCATGGATGATGGATGCTCTTATGTTGGGCGTTGGTGTCGGTTTTGACACTGTTGGTGCGAACTCTGTTACAATTAAAGAGCCAGTATACACCGGAGATACTCTTATAATTGATGATTCGCGTGAAGGGTGGGTAGATTCTGTACACACACTTTTAAATGGTTTTTTCTTTGGGCACAAGGTTCCCAAATTTGATTACTCGGCTATTCGCCCCGCCGGCACAAAAATTAATGGATTTGGGGGGACTTCCAGCGGTCCCGACCCACTAGCCGAGCTTCATGAAAACCTAACAGAACTTTATTCTTCAAAAATTGGTGAGCCAATTACGTCTGTTGATATCGTAGATACCGAAAATCTCATTGGGCGATGCGTAGTAGCCGGGAACGTGAGACGATCAGCAGCGCTAGCAATGGGAAATTATGATGATAAGCATTATCTTGAAATGAAAAACGATCAAGAAAAACTATACCACCATCGTTGGGGCTCTAACAACTCCTTCAACGCAAAAGTTGGCATGGATTATGAGTGGCATGCCGCCCAATCACAAAAAAATGGAGAACCTGGGTACATTTGGCTTGAAAATGCACGAACACGCGGACGGTTCAAAGATGGAGAAAGGCTTGATGATGTAAACGTCGCCGGCTTTAATCCATGCAGCGAACAACAATTGCATGATGGAGAATGTTGTTGCTTGGTCGAAACGTTTCCGGCAAAACACGACTCCTATGAGGATTATTTACGGACGCTAAAGTGCGCTTACTTATATGGCAAAACTGTTACACTTATTAACACGCACTGGCCAGAAACAAATGCAATGATGCTCAAGAATCGGCGCATTGGACTGTCTCAGTCGGGCATTGTTCAAGCATTTAATAAACATGGCCGGCGAGCGTTGTTACAATGGTGCGACGAAGCATACCAGTATGTGCAAGAGCTTGATAAAGAATACTCTGATTGGCTTTGTGTGCCAAAATCTGTACGTACAACCTCCATTAAGCCAAGTGGAACGGTTTCCCTTTTAAATGGTTCAACTCCGGGCATTCATTTTCCAGAAGATGAGTATTACATTAGAAGAATCAGATTTTCAAAAGATTCAAAATTGCTTGACGCCTTGAAAAAAGCTGGGTATAAGATGGAAGATGATGTTTACTCGCCTCGCACTGTGTGTGTTGAGTTTCCAGTGCACGAGCCACACTTTAAAAAGGGAAAACGCGATGTTTCTATGTGGGAACAGCTTGAAATAGAGGCCCAATATCAACACTATTGGGCAGATAATGCTGTTTCGGTTACTGTAACTTTTAAGGAAAACGAAGCCGATCAAATTAAAAGTGCTCTAGAAATGTATGAAACGCGCTTGAAAGCGGTCTCGTTCTTAAGATATCAAGAAACCGGGTACGAACAAGCGCCTTACGAGTCGATAACTAAAAAGGAATATGAAAAGATGTCAAAAAAGATTAAGCCAATTCAAAGAATCAAAACAAACATTGCCGGCCAAGGCACAAAATTTTGTGACGGAGAACGCTGTGAATTTTAATCACCTAATGGAAGCTAAATTTGTAAGAAGAACATGCAACGTTAGCCACGGGGAATGCTATTGGATTCCAGTCGGGAACGTTAGATCAACACACGGGGAAAATATACACATGACGATGTATTGTAGGCACTGTGGTACTCGCGAAGACATCTTTCTCAGCAAAGAGGACTATCACACTCAAGAGAAGTTAATTTTACGGGAGCTACAAAATGTTTGAGCCTGTAAATCGCTATCTTTTGGTTGAAATGCCGAAGGCGCCCGAAGAGACAGTTCGACCGTCAATTGTGCTTCCAGATGATTATAATACCCCGCAGGAGAGCCATCTAGCTGTTTCGGTTTTAAAAGCTGCCCAAGACGTTAGATTTAAGCTTCCCAGTGAGGCCAAAGTGATTGTTGACCGATCTATGATCGAGGAAATAAACATCGGCGGAACTATTTATAACGTTATATTAGACAACTATGTTGTTGGAATAATTGATTAATGCGGGGGCGCCTAATGTATGGACAAACACTTTTACAACGAAGCTTCGGCCAAAAAACTTGGTTGGGAGCCTAGTTGGTTCGGCGAAAAATATTACGATGATAAACTAACAAGGGCAATTAAAAAATGGCAGCGCGCCAGGGGCTTAAATGCCGATGGTTTGTGTGGGCCCATGACTTTTCGTAGATTATGGACCGAACGGCATGTTGAAATAGATGAATATAAACCAACAAATTGTGATTACTCGAATTATATCGTTTATAATGGTGAATTTTTTCCTATTGAATGGGACAAAGTTGTTTTATGGTCAGAAAAAGGCGGCCTTGCAACAAGACAGGGCCACTATTATGATTATTCAGGCCGGCCCAAACGTAAAATTCGTTTTTTCGTGAATCACTGGGATGTTTGTTTGTCTTCAACTTCGTGCCAAAAAGTGTTAGACAAAAGAGGTGTATCCGTTCATTTTTTAATTGACAACGATGGCACTATTTACCAAACTCTCGATATGCAGCATGCCGCATGGCATGCTGGCTCTTCGCGCTCTAACAGGCCATCAGTTGGCGTTGAGATTACGAATGCATATTATACAAAATATCAAGACTGGTACGAAAAAAACGGCTTCGGTGTGCGACCGGTCATAGACGATGCTTGGGTCCACAACGTAAAGCTTGATCCCTTCTTGGGGTTTTATCCGGCGCAAATAGAGGCTCTTAAGGCGCTCTGGAAGGCCATTAACGGAGCCACCGAGATTCCTTATGAAACGCCAGTAAGCCAATTTGGAAAAACATCTACGAAATACGTGCAAGATGTAGCTTATGGAAGCTTTTCTGGATTCGTAAGCCACTATCATGTTAGCAAGACAAAAATCGATTGCGCCGGCTTGGATATTAAAACACTCTTGGATGAAGTAAAATACGACATCGATATCTTGGATAAGATAAAGA